TGGCCAGCCCTTCTTAACAGGATGTCGCTTAAGCGAAATCTTAGTTAAGACGCTCCTATTAACAGACCACAATAAACAAATACTTACCATAAAAAACAACTAGTTAAAGTAATTTTTAATGCAGTGAATTGCAGTGTTATGCAACCTCTGCCGCCATATTGTCGCCAACATACAGCGATAACGGATTAAGGGTTACAGCTTGTTCAAGGTGGTCAGGAGCAAAGTGTGCATACTTCATTGTTTCTCGAATATTGGCATGCCCGAGAATTTTCTGCAGTACCAGTATATTCCCGCCGTTCATCATAAAATGCGCACCAAAAGTATGACGCAAAACGTGCGTCTTCTGCCCTTCCGTCAATTCAATATTCGTTAGTTTGAGCATCTTTTTAAACTCCTGATAGCAGGGTTTAAACATTCTGCCCTGACGTTCGGACAACTCGTCGTACAGCCATTTAGGAATAGGAACTGTGCGATTCTTCTTACCTTTGGTTTTGGTGAACGTCAGTTTATATGGAGAAAGTTGAGGGCGGGTCAATCTCTCCGCCTCCCCCCATCGAGCGCCGGTTGCAAGGCACACCTTAACAATCATGGTGAGGTCTTCTTTGCCGTATTGCTCGCAGGCTCGAAACAGCTCCGGGAGCTGAGACAAAGTTAGCCAGGACATTTCTTTCTCAGCTTCTTTGAATACTCGAATCCCATCAAGTGGATTGGGTAGGCTCCACTCCCCTAACCGGCGGAGCTCATTAAACACTGCTTCTAGGTATTGCTGTTCGCGATTGACGGTTATAGGTTTGGCGATCCATTTCGAGGGGTCTTTATGATAACCGTTGTCTATTTCACCACGTAATCGACGGTCACGATAATGAGCCCAGTCTTTCGCGGTAAGGCGAGATGCAATCGGGTCACCAAGCCCATTACATACGATTTGAAGCTTTGCTAACCTCGACTTACTGGCGACTAACGCTTGACCGTGCAAATTGTGCCAAAGCTGAATAATCTCGCTTAAGCGTCGGCGGTCTTCTTTCTTGCCAAGCCACGGCTTATCTTCACTCTCGCTTTTGGTAAATGCTTCGAATGCCTCAGCCTCACCTTTGGTATTGAATTGCCGACGTATACGTCGCCCTTCTCGACCATTTGGATAGAGCTCGCATAACCATTTGCCATTTTTTTGCTTACTTACAGTCATAATGTCACCGAGGCAACTCTAATTATTCGCAAAGTGCTGTTGCGGCATCCATTACAGGATCCAAAGGAATTTTTACACCTGCATACTCTGGACTGTCTTTCCAAACAGCATCAATATTGCTCCCCTCAAGCTTTCCAGACTTTACTCCATCAATAGCAAAACCATTTAATGGGTATCGGTCATCAGTTGCTTTGTCGTATACAAAGGCATACTTACCGTTAACGCAAGACACCGTAGCTTTTTCAAAAGTTAACGGCCAATCCTCACCAAACTTAGCGCCATCTAAATCCTGTTTTTTTTCAGCGGCTAAGGAGCCAAAAGAAAAGGTAAGAAGCATAGCTAAAAAGAGTTTACGTTTCATAATTTCCCTTATACGTGTTTTTCCAATGTGAAAACTACAACCCCGGCAGGCGTAATGTCGGTAATGTTGCATTCAAACTCAGCAGACTTATTTGACAACCTGACTTTTCCACCAGGTAAACGAATTACATCAAAAACATCAAGAGCGCCGTCGATATCAATTAACCAGCGACCATTACTTATATTCGAAGCAGAACAGTCGACAAGCCAAGAGGCAGCTACACCGTCAACAAAAATCAATTCCCCTGAGTTAGAAGGAATCATTGAGGGGTCAGGATGCCACGTTCCTGCATCCTTAAGCTCACCAGATTCAAGACGAGATTTTTTAATAGAAAAACCAGATGTGACATCTTCCCTGTTAGCTCGCATTTGCCCCTTGCCTGTTGCTAACCATTCCAGTGACGTATCGGTATCAAGAGCGCATGTAACAACAACATCACCAGGGAAAAAATCTCGCCTTACCCATGTGCTAATTGTGCCAGAGGAAATGCCGAGCAAATCACCGAGCTCCTTTTGCATGGTAAAGCCATACGCATCAAGAATCCTACGCAAAACGGTTTTACCACCATTCGTCATAATCTCGTCATAAAGCTCTTTGCCTTTTAACTTGCAACTGACTCGCTCGTGATTTGCATTTGCAAGCTCTCCATTTACAAGCCAATTGATATCAGCTCCCGTGTCAAGACAACACCTAACTATGACATTGCCAGGTATTGCATCACGCTGAACCCAGCCGCTAACGCTGTGTTTAGCGATACCTAGCAGGTCAGCCAAATCCTTTTGCATCTTGACCCCATAGGCTGACATTAAGCGTTCCAATACGCCGTTCGTTGCACTAACACGCCACTGAACATCAAGCTCAGAACTCATAAAAACCCCTACAGATAATTTTATGGGTGTTTACAGAAAATTTTTTACGATCTATAGTGGCATTCATCGACCAAGATGCACACCACTGCACTACATTTCAAACAACAGGAGATAATGCGATATGTCAGATGCAAAATCAATCTCGACGCACGACTCGCAAAACTCACAAAATCAAACTGTGCTGCTAGATCCAACACAGTTTGATGCCATCGTTACCGCCATGCTGCCAGCTCTACAGACAATGATTCGCTCCGCTATGTCAGACACGATGACTGTGAAAGACTTCGCCGCTACTCGCGGTGTTAGCGAGCGTCTGGTCTGGCAATGGCTCGATGAGGGAGTCCTTCTCAAAGCTCCGACCAAAGACTTTTCCAACAAAGAGGAAGCTGCTAAACGAAGCCGAACCCTCGTAAATGTAAAAGCATGGCGCGATAAGTTGACTCAACAAGCGATTGATTGTCGCTACATCGACCAGCGCACCGCTCTTAACTGAATTTGATTATGCAAGTTAGAGGGAATTTAACCATGTTTGATTTTCAGGTTTCCAAACATCCCCACTATGACGAAGCATGCCGCATTTTCGCACAGCGTCACAACATGGCGAAGCTGGCCGAGCGTGCAGGTATGAACGTTCAAACGTTACGTAACAAGCTCAATCCGGAACAGCCTCACCAGTTCACGCCGCCTGAATTGTGGCTGCTGACTGACCTGACCGAAGACTCAACCCTCATTGATGGTTTTTTAGCGCAGATTCACTGCCTACCATGCGTGCCGGTTAATGAGTTGGCTAAAGACAAATTGCAGTCTTATGTCATGCGCGCAATGCGTGAACTCGGCGAACTGGCGAGCGGCGCGGTATCTGATGAACGTCTGACCATTGCCCGTAAGCACAACATGATTGAAAGCGTTAACTCCGGCATTCGCATGTTGTCATTGTCGGCTCTGGCGCTGCATGCACGTCTGCAGACTAATCCAGCTATGTCGAGCGTGGTCGATACCATGAGCGGTATTGGCGCATCGTTTGGTCTGATTTGAGGTGCGTATGCTGAAAAGTGAACCGTCATTCGCATCTCTGCTCGTTAAGCAAAGCCCCGGCATGCACTACGGCCACGGCTGGATCTCAGGTAAGGACGGCAAGCGCTGGCACCCGAGCCACTCGCAGGCTGATTTACTGGCTGGCCTCTCTACTCAAAAGCGGGGGGGATCATGGCTATCGAAGCTGTTTCCGCGACTGTTCCGCTAAAAGCGGGTGAACGTCTGGCCGGTCTCAATCATGTTGCCGAATTGCGCGCGAGATATTGGGGCGATAGCTGGAAAGAGGTTGAACGTTTTGTCGATGATATGCGCGATAAACGTGACCCACAATTTGAAGAAAATAATCGGGCGCTGGCCGCTATTTTCTTTCTGGCAAAAATACCGGCGGCTCGTCATGAACTCGAATTAAGTGAGCTGACTACTGACGAGAAAAAGGCGCTTATTACAGCGATGAATCATTTTCGTGCAGTAGTGAGCTTATTTCCCAAACGGCTAACCATGCCGAATTAATCCAAACAGAAATTTAATGGCGTAAACCCGCCGGGCATCTTATTGCCCGAAATCAGGAGAGTTAATTATGCGTAATACCGAAATCCGTAGTTTTAACACTGATAGCAATGCGCTGGCCGTATTGCTGACCGATGCAAAAAAAGAAGAGCGTAAAGACCGCGCGCTCGCTGTTTCCATCCGCCTTGAGGCGCTGGCTATCCATATTACCAGAGAGGGTATGAGCGGCACCGAAGCTGCCGAACTGCTGCGCCGTGAAGCAACCCGCTTTGAGAATGAATCACAGGAGCTGCACTAATGGCCGACGCAATGGATTTAGCACAACTGCGCGAGCAGGAAGACCGCGAACGCCACATCAGCAACGCACGCCCCCGTATCGCTGCACCTTCCCGTTTTCTTTGCGAGGAATGTGACACACCAATCCCGGAAGCTCGCCGCATTGCGATTCCGGGCGTGGCTTTTTGCGTAACCTGCCAGCAAATAGCAGAGCTAAAAAACAAACACTATCGGGGGGTATAAATTGGCTGTTCAATTCGCTTATCCGTGGAACGTCCCACGGTCGGCAATCTCCAGCCCATACCTTACTTATGAGCAACAGCATCGCCGCGACCGTATGTTCGCGGCTTTGCTGCATGCAAAAAAGGTGCTTTCTCTCCAGCCCGACTGCGTGCGGTTAGATGTTTATCGCACTGCTGCGGTGCTGGAGCAAAATCAGGGTAGTCAACGAGCCAATGCATTTTTAATCAACTTCTGCAAAAAGGCATTGCCGCGTCTTGAACTGGTCGCAAAAAAATACGAATGCGCTGGTATCAACAGCAAGGTATCAACCGCTGTTTTTGGAAGTCATTTTGATACTCAGCAAATGCAATATCTGTCGTCACGCATGGTTAATATGGTCGCCCGATATAACCGTCTCCCGGATATGTCGCGCGCTGATGTTGACCTGTTGGCCGCTGATATTGCTAATTTCATTCGTGGTGAACTTGCCAACATTAATGACCACGGATTCGGCGAGCTTAAAACGCTGTACACCTGGTATATTCGTGCTGGCTTTATTTCCCTCCAATTTAACGTTATCCCACCACATTGGGAGCGGGTTGAAAAAAAATATGTCGGTGCGGATGAAATCGCACCGGCTATCGCCAAAATGTTTAACGATGGGTGGTGGCGCGGTCGTTTGCGCCGTGTTGCAGCTACGTGGCGCGAACACCTGCAAATTGCAGTCGGCAACGTCAGTAAGAAAAAAAACACTTACGCGAGTAAAAACTGCGTGACTGACTGGCGTGAACAAAAGCGCCGCACTCGTGAATTTCTCAAAGGTCTGGATCTCGAAGACGAAGACGGCAACCGTATCAGCCTGATTGAAAAATATGATGGCTCAGTTGCTAACCCTGCGATTCGCCGCTGTGAGCTCATGACCCGCATTCGTGGGTTTGAAAACATCTGTAATGAGCTCGGTTATGTCGGTGAGTTTTACACTCTAACCGCGCCGTCAAAATATCACGCCACGACTAAAGCCGGTTACCGTAACAGCAAATGGAGCGGTGCCAGCCCGGCTGACACGCAAAACTATCTAACCGGTATCTGGGCGCGTATCCGTGCCAAACTACATCGGGAAGATGTCCGTATTTTCGGTATTCGTGTCGCCGAGCCTCATCACGACGGCACTCCACACTGGCACATGCTGATGTTCATGCTGCCGGAAGATGTTGAATATGTTCGCTCCATCGTCCGTAAATACGCATGGAAAGAAGACCGCCACGAACTGAAAAGCGATAAATCCAAAAAAGCACGTTTCCACGCCGAGTCCATTGACCCGGAGAAAGGCAGCGCAACCGGCTATGTTGCTAAATACATTTCAAAAAATATCGACGGTTATGCTCTCGATGGTGAAACCGATGATGAAAGCGGTGAGCTACTGAAAGAGACAGCCCCCGCCGTTTCAGCATGGGCTGCGCGCTGGCACATCCGTCAGTTTCAGTTTATCGGTGGTGCGCCGGTGACGGTTTACCGTGAGTTGCGTCGCCTCGCTGATACCGAAACCGCGCACGGACTGAGCGTTGAGTTTGCCGCCGTCCATGATGCCGCCGACGCTGGTGACTGGGCTGGTTATGTTAATGCTCAGGGTGGGCCGTTTGTCCGTCGCGATGATTTACAGGTGCGCACACTGTATGAACCGCGTACCGAGCTTAATCAGTACGGTGAGGAAACGGTATGTATTAAGGGAGTCTACGATTCCTCCATAGGTGCAGGGAGTCCGATTTTAACCCGGCTCACTCAGTGGAAGATTGTTCCGAAGCGTGCTGTTGATTTGGCCGTTGACCTTCAGGACGGCAAAGCCGTCCCTCGGAGTTCTGTCAATAACTGTACGGGAAGCGAAAGCGATCCACCGATACTGGATTTAACAAAACCACTGAGTCGGCGTGAAAGACGAGAATTGACCAACCGACTCAGGAAGCAAAAGCCAGCAGCACGGCGAAAATTCATCCACGGAACGGATGAGCAAAACGCAGCTATAGCTAAAACTATCGACGAAATACATCTGACAACCGGCATTAATATCAGCCGGGGCGAAGCCCTGCACCTGATGGCCGGTGGTAAAAGTTGTTTTGATGGTAAATGGCTACGCGGAACGGCCAAAGGAGAAATATTTTCCGCAGCACCATCGCATGAGGCTAAAGCTCGGAAAATCCTTAATCGTGTTGCGGCGATGGCTGAAGCATCAAAACCAATACATGAGTAATTCATATCCATATCATGCACATACAGCAATCGCTCTATTCGTTTTTTTTCTTCCCATCTTTTGCCAATACGTGCTACTGTATAAATATACAGTAACCCTATGGGAGGGATTTCATGGTTGGCGAACATTTCAGCCGAACGCAGCAAAAGTGGGCTTGTGTGCAATTTATTGCCGAGGTATCTCTGATTGCAAACTGCAAGCCATCAGACTTAAAGCTCGCGCTCACTCTCATTGCAGACCTAGCAAACAGCGAAAATAACGAAACCGAAGATGATAATTTTTATAAGGCTGATTAGATTATGAGAATCAATATCACGTTGGATAAAGAGCAAAAATTAGGGCAACAGATCATTGATGCTTTTCAGAATGAAATAACACATCGAGTACAATGCGTTTTTCCTGCAACAAAAGTTAACGTTAAGAAAGGGTCAATGACTGGTGTAGAGGCTATCGGATTCGATAAAGAGGCGGACAGAGAAACATTAGGCAGCATATTACAAGAGATTTGGGAAGACGATAGCTGGCGTTAAACATAATAACCGTGCTGGCGCAAAAACTAGCTTTTTGCGTCGGCGGGGTTGAGTAACTAGCCCACGAGGCTTAAGTCCTGCCTTTCAAAATTTCTCAATGTGCTATTGATGACACGCCCATGATTAATGAGGCATGACCTGAGATGGTTTTATAGTGGCGTTTTGACGGCACTGATTAAAATTCATTGAGGGTGATAATATGCATCGACTACCAGGTGAAATACCGCAGCACAAAACTAAAAGCATCAAACTGATGGCCATCGTTCATCGTTTGCAGCAGATAATGGTCAATGAGAATTTGACACCCGCAGAGCTGGTCGGGTGTGCCGAAATAGTCAGGGATAATTACGGCAAGCTGGATAGCATCAGCAGGTCGAAACAATACGCACCACCACCACGTCGACGATAGCAAACGCCGCCGGTTCTGAAACTCGCTTTCAGTACTGGCGGGGGTTGAACAACGAGCACCGCGAGGCGTTAGCATTAATTTATTTTTAATGAATGGTAATCTCGTGAGTTGACCGAAGATTTGAGATAACTGCAATCATTAACCGACAGTATTGCCGCTAATAGGCGACATACCAGTGCCTGCATTTGCAGCAATATATCGTTACCATATTGACTGTTATTAACACTTGAGAAACCAAGCGGTTGACCAAAAAAAATAGCCTCATGAAAATTATCATTGCGGATGCCAGAAATGTTTTTTTTACCTGACACCCATGTGGGGATTGATAACCCATAAATTTTGCACATCCACTTTAATCGCTTGTAATGATTTGGCGGTTTTTTATCAGGAGCCTTGTCATGCTCAGCCCACGACAAAGCAAAGCACCCATCAAGTGCCATGTAAAGGTACTGGAATTTTTCAAAAGAAAGGTATTGTGGGTTTTGAGATAAGAATAGTGCATGCACCACTGCCGCAATTCTTTTGGGGGAGTGCGCATCCTTATGTTTGCCATTTATATAATTAAGAGCCAGTTCTATGACTTCTTTTTCAGAGCATCCAACGAGAATAAAGTCGGTTAACTTAGTGGGCTTGATAGTGGTTGCATCTAAAAAACCAGCGTCAGTGGTTGTCAATCTTATTCCCTTGAAAAAAGAAAGGCACCACACAATAAAGTTGAGAGTTTCTAACGAGGATGTATTTTTTAATTTTAGTGTGTGCGTTTTGGGCATACTGAATACTCGGTGACTATAAGGCATTGTGGATATACCACCATTAAGGTTATATACATCTTGGTTTCCAGGGTATATCCAACCTTTCACAACGTTTTTATCATTGTTAACACGCTCCACTTTCTCATTGAGACCAGGTAAAGTAAGCAAAGAAAATTGTTCAGTCTCAATGTTAACTTCTACTGGATAGTATCCAAACTCCGACATAATCTCATTGGGTTGCTGTTCGTCAACTTCACCTTGCATATCTTTCTCCGTTCAAAATAGGCTCGATAATTATCGAGAGGCTATCATGTTTGGAAAGAACCAATGTCCGTAATTTTTGTAAATTTAAGGTGATTTATCAATAAATAAGCTGTGCATGCAACAGGTGCATGGTTCTGCATGCGCCGGGGTTACCCGTTTTGTACGTGCGCCGCAAGAGCTGGCGGGGATCCAGAGTGGTCATGCAACTGCATTAAAACCGCCCCATAAAGCGGGCAGGCGTGGCGGGGAAAGCATTGCGCGCCAGCAGTGATGCGTAATAATAAAAATTATCTTCTGAGCGCATCGTGATGGCGCTGTCGTGGTCGCTGCTGGTTCGTTGGTGGTCAGGTGTGTTCGTGCGCGTGAGACACATCTGATGCGTGATGGTGGTGTGCATGGAAAAGCCACCAGGAGCAGCGGCTTTACAGGAGTGGCAGGATTCAAACTGCTAATTATGTTTCTACTATGATTAAACTAATTTACATGTATGTAGAGTTCACCGTCGCCAGACCAATCGGGACACTCTAAAACAAGCCCAAACTGCTTGAATATTTCATCAATGATTATTGTTATCTCCCGAAAATCACCAAAACCTGTAATGTGCTGGTCATTAAACTTCCCATAAAGATTCTGAAAAGCAATGCCTAATTCTGATAATTGATATCTTATCTTTGAGTTGGATAGTGTAAGGGATAGCTTTGGATCGTATTCTTTAATATTGATGTTTAGAGAATGGACATAACCCATCGCATAAGCATAAGAGTTGATGATTAGCCTGATACGTTTTTTTACTTCGAGATACATGTCATTCAGAGAAATATTACCGTACTTATAACCCCAGATGAGTTTTTCAATTTCGTCAGATACTTCATTTACAACAGTGTCAAGATTCTCTAAAAATAAATCGATAGTTTCTTGAGGGGCAGACCCCGAAGACATGTAATTAGCGAGATATTCAGACCATGCACGCGTGGCTGAGATAAGAAGCGCGCTACCATACTCGTTGACTGTAAAGTTTTGGGCTAAGCATGTTAGTAAGTTTTTTTCATGTACGTGCACTAATTCATGGTGAATGCGATGGATGACTGCGAGGTATCCTTCTTCTTTCAGTTTTAAGAAGCCAGCATCATTGAAAAGCTCAACAAAAAAATCAATCGATAGCACAAGGGTATATTCTTCACATAGCCCATCATTGCCAATTTTTGTTACTAACTGCCCGACGGCTGCGCCCTGTTTGCTATTGGTAAATGAACTAGGGGATTTGTGTTGGTAAGAGGATGTTACCTTTTGAAGAGCTTCACTGAAGTTATAGGAAACAATCACGCATTTTAATTTGGAGATATCAAGATTGAGATTTTTTGTTAAAGCTCGGATAGCTTCTAGTGTGAAATTACCGATATTATTTGCTTCTTGCTCAGTAGCGAAACCTTCGAGGGTTATTTTAAAATCAGTTTCCAAAATATTAATCTCCGCGCCCATTGTTTTGATATTCGATGCACTATAGCTTTCGCAGATTGCATCTTCAATAATGAGCGCAGAGATTGTGGCGGCCTAAGTTATTCTGGGTTGTCGAGGGTGTACTCTTTGAATCTGATGACCTCCATGCCGAGCCAGTCATTTACCTCCCTGAACCTGTCCTGTAGCGGCGACAGCTCGTTGCGCACAAATACCTTTGCCACCTTCTCAACATCACCGAGTGAACCGATATTCTCGGGCTTGCCGCCCATGAGCTGGAACGGTACGCGGTGCGCGTCCATCAGATCGGCGGCACTGGCCTTCTTGATGTTGAAAAAGTCATCCTTTGTGGCGACCTCGCTCAGTGGCACGATTTTGATGCCGTCCGGTTTTCCGCCGGGAGCGTAGAAAAACAGGTTCTTAAAGTTGCCGAGCCCTTTTGAGTTGCGCATCGCCTCGCGCAGCGATTCGACGTCGGTCGCGCTCTGCGCCGGGTCAGTCACATACATGATGTAACCCGCGTGCGCGCCGTTCTGATAATACTTGCGGCGGAACAGCGTCGCGGATTCATTCAGCCAGGCGGAATTTAGCGCGCTGAGATATTCGGGCAGGCCGTAAATCTCCTGATTAATGTCGGGCTCCAGCAGGTGAAACACGGTATCAGGCGCGAACTCGTGCGGCTGGGTGAAGTTTTCCACAAACCAGAAAATCGAATCGTCGACTCCGCGTCGGGTGTATTTGGCTGGCGAGGCCAGCAGTTTGATTAACTGGCCGGTGACGCTGTGGCGCTGCTCAAGAAAGGCGTTGCCAAATACCAGATAGTCGAGCGCAAAGCGGCTGAAATCCTGACGGGACAGCAGCGGGTGCGGAATGTAGGTGCTAGCGAGCACGTTGCGTTTAACGTAAATCGGTGAGCTGTGATGCACTGCAGAGCGCAGGCTCTTTGCCAGCCCGGAGAAGCTGACCGGCGGCTCGTACCATTTGCCGTTACTGATGCACTCGACGTAATCCAGAATATCGCGCTTATCGAGCACTGGCACCGGCTCGCCGAAGGTAAAAGCTGTTGTTTTTGGCGGTGCGCTGGCGGTCAGTTGTTGTGGCTTGCTGGCCTTCTGCGCAGCGGCTTTGCGGGATTTTTGCTTACCCATTAGTTGAACTCCAGAATAGATTTAGGCTGCATGCCGCTACCGGCAGAAAGCGGTTCGTTTAACAGGGCGTGCATGGTCGCCCATGCGATATCAGCGTGACTGGCTTCCTCGGTGCGGCTGGCCTCGTAAGTGGCGCTGCGCCCGCTGCTGGTCATGGTTTTGCGGATGGACATAAACGACTGCGTGACGTCGGTCGCCCCGGCGTCGTACTCCAGACAGCCGCGGCGAATGGTGTCTTTCGCCTTGAGTACCATCGCGGTTTTCATTTCAGGTGTGTAACGGATGCCGCGTGCCGCCGGGTAGAATGAGCGCACCAACTGGAATACGCCGAGACCGAGGCCGGTCGCGTCAATGCCGATGTATTCGACGTTGTATTTCTCGGTCAGCTTGCGGATGCCCTCGGCCTGAGCGGCAAAATCCATTCCTTTCCACTGGTGGCGCTCAAGCATGCGGAACTTGCCACCCGAGACCACCGGCGGCGCGAGCACAACGCACCCGGCGCTGTCGCCGGTGTGTGACGGGTCGTAGCCAATCCAGACCGGGCGCGAGCCGAACGGATGGTCGGCGAACGGGGCAAAGTCCTCCCATTCTTCCATCACGTCGACCATGCAGCGCTGCAGCTCCTCGAACGGGAATACCGACGCTTTATCGTCGACAAACTCGCACATAAACAGGTTCTTAAAATCCTCATCACTGTTTTCGCGTTTGAGCTGGTCGAGGTCGAACAGGGTGCAGCCCCCGGCAAGGGCATCCTCAATGGTGACAATCTGCCGCCACTGGCCATCGTCGCAGAGCTGACCACCGGCGAGCGCGCGGTGACTGATGTCGATTTCGATGCGGTCAGCGGCACTGGCGCGCCCCTTGTTGAACAGCTCACCAGACCAGAAGGGGTAAGCCCCGTGCGCCAGTGTTGAGGGTGTCGAAAAGTAGGTCGAGCGCAGGTGCTTCTGCGAAGCCATGCCCGAGGCGACTTTGCGCAGTTTCTGAAAGTTCGGGATCCAGAATATTTCATCGACATACAGGTCGCCGTTATGGCTCTGCGCGGTGTTGGAATTGGTACCGAGAAAAATCAGTTTTGCGCCGTTGTTACCGATGACAATCGGGTCGCCGGTCAAGTCAACGTCGACCAGTCGTGCAAACTGGATGATGTATTCGCGAAACACGTAAGCCTGCGTTTTACTGGCTGATAAAAATATCTGGTTATGGCCTGTTTTGAGCACGCGCAGCAGCGCCTCGCGGGAGAAATAGAACGTCGCACCAATCTGGCGGGATTTGAGAATGTCACGAATACGGTGCTCCAGTCCTGCGCGGTACCACTGCAACTGGTACTCGAAAGACTGGTCGAAAAATAATTCCTCCAGTTTCTCGATAGCCTCGTCGCTGAAAAAATTCTTTTTCGGCTTTTTGCGCTCCCCTTTGTTGCGGTTGGCGACGTTGGGGTTAAGGTCGGCTTCGTTGCCGGTCTGGCTGTAGCGGTTGACGCGCGCCAGCCGCTCAATCTGCCGCCCGAGCAGGTCAATCTCTTTGAAATCACCGCCCGTCTTCTGTGGTTTCGCGATGAGCTGAATCAGGCGCGCCTCAAGGCTGCTTTCAACGCGGGAAATCGGTGCGATGCCGTCCCAGCCGTCGCGCTGCTTCCAGCTCTGCACGGTCGGGCGCTTGACCTGCAGCATTTCGGCAATCTGTGGCACGGAAAAGCCCTGCCAGTAAAGCAGCGATGCCTGTCGTCGCGGGTCATGCAACAAGGTTGTATCGGTGGAAATGGTCATTGATGCCTCGCCGTAGTGGATTCAGGGCAAGGCTACTTAATGGCCGTCAGTGATTCGCTAAGGTGCTGTTGTGTGGGCGATTGTCCAGCCGTCGTTAGTGGTCTGGCGTGCCCTGAGTCTGGAAACTGGCGTTGACCAGTAACCCTAACCTCAGGACTCCTGACAATGGCAAAAAAAGTCTCAAAATTCTTTCGTATCGGCGTCGAGGGTGATACCTGCGACGGGCGCATTATCAGCGCCAGTGATATTCAGGAAATGGCCGACACGTTTGACCCGCGCGTCTACGGTTGCCGCATCAATCTTGAGCATATTCGCGGTCTTTTCCCTGACGGCGACTTTAAGCGCCTGGGTGATGTGGTTGAGCTGAAAGCCGAGAAGATTGACGACGACTCTGCGCTTAACGGCAAATGGGCGTTGTTCGCTAAAATCACCCCCACCGATGACCTGATTGCAATGAATAAAAAATTGCAGAAGGTCTACACCTCAATGGAAATTCAGCCGAATTTTGCCAATACCGGCAAATGCTATCTCGTTGGTCTGGCTGTGACCGATGACCCGGCAAGCCTCGGCACCGAATACCTCGAATTCTGTCGCAATGCAAAAAACAACCCGCTTAACCGCTTTAAGGCTAACCCTGAAAACCTGATTTCAGCGGCAACGCTTGCGGAGCTTGAGTTTGAAGACCAGCCGGAAACGGTATTTACCGCCCTGACTGATAAGGTGAAAGCCATTTTCAGCCGTAAACAGGTCAGCGACGATGCGCGCATGAATGATGTGCATGAAGCGGTGACCGCCGTCAGCGAGCATGTGCAGACCAACCTCACTACGCAGGATAAGCGCCTTTCCGATATGGAAACCGCATTTGCCACCTTTAAACAGGAACTGACCGGCAAGGTTGAAGAAACCAGCCAGGCATTTTCCGACCTGAAAACTACCCTCGATAAAACCGAAAGTTTCAGCCAGCCGCGACGCACGAAAGCCAGCGGCGGTGGTGGCGATGAGCTGCTGACCGACTGCTGATAAGCCGCAAACCAGAACCCGGGCGGCAACCCCGCCCGATGCAGTGACTAACCGATAATTTCAAACAGGAAATACTATGCGCCCGGAAACCCGTTTTAAGTTCAATGCCTATCTGACCCGCGTCGCTGAGCTGAACGGCATCAGCACTGATGATGTCAGTAAAAAATTCACTGTCGAGCCGTCCGTCACGCAAACGCTGATGAACAAAGTGCAGGAGTCGTCCGCGTTTCTGCAGACGATTAACATTCTGCCGGTCGCAGAAATGAAGGGTGAGAAAATCGGCGTCGGTGTGACCGGTACTATCGCCAGCACGACCGACACCTCGGGCGATGATGAGCGTAAGACCGCAGACTTCACCGCGCTTGAGTCCAACAAGTACGAGTGCGACCAGATTAACTTTGACTTCCATCTGAAATATAAAACCCTCGACCTGTGGGCGCGTTTTCAGGACTTCCAGCGCCGCATCCGCGACGCCATTGTCAAGCGTCAGGCGCTCGATTTCATCATGGCCGGTTTTAACGGTACCAGCCGTGCCGCCACCTCTGACCGCACCAAAAATCCGATGCTGCAGGATGTGGCCGTCGGCTGGCTGCAGAAATACCGCAATGAAGCCCCGACGCGTGTGATGAGCAATATCACCGATGCTGACGGTAAGGTCGTTTCGGCAGTGATTCGTGTCGGTCGAAACGGCGACTATGAGAACCTCGACGCGCTGGTGATGGATGCGACCAACAACCTGATTGACGAGGTTTATCAGGATGACCCGAAACTCGTTGCCATCGTTGGCCGTAAGCTGCTTGCCGACAAATATTTCCCGCTGGTGAACAAGCCGCAGGAAAACAGCGAGGCGCTTGCGGCAGATATCATCATCAGCCAGAAGCGAATCGGCAACCTGCCTGCTGTGCGTGTGCCGTACTTCCCGGCGAATGCCGTGTTAGTGACCACACTGGAAAACCTCTCTATCTATTTCATGGATGAGAGCCACCGCCGCAGCATTGATGAAAACCCGAAAAAAGACCGCGTGGAAAACTACGAGTCGATGAATATCGACTATGTGGTCGAGGCGTATGCCGCCGGGTGCCTGCTGGAAAACATCACCCTGGGCGATTTCACTGCACCTGCAGCACCGGAAAGCGGAGCCTAAACCATGACGAGCCCCGCACAGCGTCACATGATGCGGGTCTCGGCCTCTCAAGCCGCGCAGCGGGAGCAAGCCCCGCTGCGCCATGCAACTGCCTATGAGCAGATGCTGGTTAAGCTGGCCGATGACCGCCGTACGTTAAAAAACATCCGTTCAAACGAACGTAAAGCCGAGAAGAAGCGCGAGCTGCTGCCGTTCTATGCGCCGTGGGTCGCCGGTGTACTGGCTGATGGCCGTGGTGCGCAGGATGACATTGTCATGACCGTCATGCTGTGGCGTCTCGATGCCGGTGATATCGCTGGCGCGCTGGAAATTGCCCCCTACGCGCTGAAATACGGCCTCACCTCTGACCATCGCCGCACAACACCTTACATGCTGGTTGAGGAGGTGGCGCTTGCCGCGCAGCGTCTGCGCGATGCCGGTGAGTCTGTCGACCTTTCCTGGCTGCAGACCACTATCGACCTGACCGACGGTGCTGACGTTCCCGACATGGTGCGCGCCCGTCTGCATAAGGTGACAGGCCTGACCCTGCGTGATGTCGGTATGAATGCAGAGGCGCTGGCGCAGTTTCAGCGCGCGATGCAGCTCGACCGCAATGCCGGTGTGCGCAAGGAGATTGAGCGACTGGAACGGGCATTGAAGCCAAAGCCAGAGACCGCACTCCGTAAAACGACTAAACCGCGCACGCGCAAACCTGCCAGCAAACCGGCAGCAAAGCGCGGGCGTCCACCAAAGGCGGCAAAAACCGCCGGTTAACTGAACGCTCCCCGAGCCGGGCGGCACGCCGGTCAAAGCAGGTAAAGACCTGACGGCGACCGGCGTCCACCGCCCAACCTGATGAGGTTGTCATGACGACAGTGATACTGAACCAGCCCGACGAACCGCAGGACGTATCGGGCGTGGTGATTCCCGCACCGGAGACGGGCGGTGCAATGATTAAAAACACGTTCTTTTTCCCTGATGTGGATCCGAAGCGCGTGCGCGAACTGATGCGCCTTGAGCAGACGGTTTCCGATGCGCGCCTGCGCAATGCCATCAAGACCGGCATGGCCGAGACCAATGCGGAGCTTTATGACTACCGGCTGCGCCAGACGGCCGCCGGGTTTAAGCAACTGGCCGACGTGCCTGCCGAGGAAATCGACGGCGAGAATGTGCGTGTTTTCCATTATCTGAGCGCCGTGACGGCGATGGCAACCGCCACCCTGTATGAGCGCTATCGCGGCGTTGAGGCCACCGGCAAGGGTGACAAAAAAGCCGACAGTGTGGAAACCACCATTGATGACCTGTGGCGGGATATGCGCTGGTCAGTTGCGCGTCTGCAGGACAAGCCGCGCTGCATTGTGGGTCAGCTCTGATGAAAGTCAGGGCAATGCAGGGCGACACCCTCGATGCGATTTGCGCCCGGTATTACGGGCGCACTGAGGGCGTGGTCGAGACGGTGCTGCAGGCTAATCCGGGTCTGTCTGAGCTGGGTGTCATTCTGCCGCATGGCACGGAGATTGACCTGCCCGATGTGCCGTCTTCACCAGTAACTAACACTATCAATCTTTGGGAGTAAACCATGACAGAAGGGGAAAAAGGCGTCCTGTCACTGTTTGTGATTGGCGTGATGATTGTTGTCGGGAAAGTGCTGGCAGGTGGTGAGCCCATCACCCCGCGCCTGTTTGTCGGACGCATGCTGCTCGGCGGTTTCGTTTCGATGGTCGCCGGTGTTGTTCTGGTGCAGTTTCCTGATATGTCACTGCCTGCCGTGTGCGGGATTGGATCCATGCTCGGCATTGCCGGTTATCAGGTGGTGGAAATCGCCATACAGCGCCGCTTTAAGTCACAGAAAGGGGAAGACGATGCCGGTCATTAATACTCACCAGAATATCGCCGCCTTTCTGGACATGCTGGCGTATTCCGAAGGAACAGCGAACCATCCGCTGACGAAAAACCGTGGCTATGACGTCATTGTCACCGGCCTTGATGGTAAGCCAGAGATTTTCACCGATTACAGCGACCACCCTTTCGCACATGGCCGACCACCGAAAGTGTTTAATCGCCGTGGCGAGAAATCCACGGCATCGGGGCGTTACCAGCAGCTTTATCTGTTCTGGCCGCACTATAAAAAACAGCTCTCACTGCCTGATTTCAGCCCACTGTCGCAGGACAAGCTCGCGCTCCAGTTAATCCGGGAGCGTGGCGCTATTGATGATATCCGGGCGGGGCGTATTGAGCGTGCTGTTTCCCGTTGTCGCAATATCTGGGCGTCATTACCGGGTGCCGGTTACGGCCAGCGCGAGCACAGCCTCGAAAAACTGGTCACTGTCTGGCGCACGGCTGGCGGGGTGGTGGCATGAAAGTCCTGATAACGCTGCTTGTGCTGGCCGTGCTCGGGCTGCTGTGGTTGCGTCATGAGAACGGCAATTTATCCCGCTCCTTTGAGACGGCAAACCGTGTCGCGAGCGAGCAAAAGACGACGATTGGCATGCTGAAAAATCAGCTCAGTGTTGCCGGTCAGCTCGCCAGACGTAATGAATCCGCGCAGGTGGCACTGCGCGAACAGCTCGCAAAGGCAAGCGCAGAAGCCAGCCGCCGTGAGCAGACGATAACGAGGTTACTTAATGAAAATGAAGCCTTTCGCCGGTGGTATAACGCTGCTCTGCCTGATGTTGTGCGTCGGCTGCACACCCGCCCCGCCTGCGCCAGCGCCAGCGCCGGTGATTGTGGTCAACGGATGCCCGAAGGTGAGCCTTTGCCCGATGCCGGGAAGTGACCCGAAAACAAATGGTGACCTGAGCGCGGATATTCGCCGTCTTGAGGGCGCGCTGACTGCCTGTGCGCTGCAGGTCAAAACCGTCAAACACTGTCAGGATGAACTCGATGCAGAAGCACAAAAGCCTGCGCAAAGCGCTGATTAACGCCGTGCCGCAGCTCCGAAATAATCCCGATATGCTGCGCCTGTTCGCTGATAACGGGCATACGGATTCCCGACTGGCGAGCTCGCTGTCGTTTGAAAAAGTGTACGTGCTTAACGTGGTGGTGACTGACTTCACCGGCGACCTCGATTTGATATTCGTGCCGGTGCAGGCGTGGCTGCGTGAACATCAGCCGGACATTATGACCACCGACGACGGGCGGGAGAAAGGATTCACCTGGATGATTGATATCAATAACGACGATTCGCTCGATATCAGTATCAGCCTGAGACTCACCGAGCGCACGCTCGTCAAAGAGGTCGACGGCGCACTGCACGTCAGCTATGCGCCGGAACCGTCGCTGCCTGAGCCGGTGACGCGCCCGGTCGAGCTGTACGTTAACGGTGAGCTGGTGAGTAAGTGGGATGAGTGAGTTAACCGTGCTGCAGGAGCGCCTTGCCGGTCTGATTGCCAGCCTGTCACCGGCGGCGCGTCGTCAAATGGCGGCTGAGATTGCGAAAAAGCTGCGCGCCAGCCAGCAACAGCGAATTAAGCGGCAGCAGGCACCCGACGGCACCCCGTATGCCGCGCGAAAGCGCCAGCCTGTGCGGAGCAAGAAAGGCCGCATTAAGCGCGAGATGTTCACCAGACTGCGCACCAGTCGTTTTATGAAAGCCAAAGGCAGCGACAGTTCGGCTGTGGTGGAGTTTACCGGCAGGGTGCAACGCATGGCGCGGGTGCATCAGTATGGCCTCAAAGACCGGCCAAACCGCAACAGCCGCGATGTGCAGTACGAGGCGCGCCCGTTGCTCGGATTTAACCAAGATGAAGTGACATTGATGGAGGAAGTGGTCTTACAGTATCTTTTCCTAAGATAATTGATTAATTCTCTGCTGCTAATTTAATAGCAACAGAGAAAAATATATTCACATGCTTAAATGTGAGCTTTGTAGACGTTAAAGGCCACTCTGTTTTTTTTATCAAAAAGAACAAGATCCAAACCCTCTATGCGCCACTCAAATTTAAACCTTTCTGGAGAGGGAAGTGGGCTTTGAGCATAAAGCTCATTTACAAAAATTCTGTCTTCCGCCTTCTGGTCATATTCTCGGATGATTGCAGCATAACGATCGGCGAGCATGATAAGATTTACAGGATGCCCGGATGCTGTTATCAGATTGTTTATATACACTGTGCCAGCTTTCATTCCGAATGTGATGTATTTTTCATGCAGGGTCCACATTCTTTCACGTTCCTCAGTCATGCCATTTAAACTATCGGGTTTATCAAATACACTATGATCAAATATCCCCACAGCACGAAACTGGTCGCGAGAAACGAAGGCAAAAAGAACATTATTTGTCCTTTCGGCCAAGCCTGTACTTTGAATATTCATGCTCAAATGAAAATGATGAAAACCTTTCGTATTTAATAACTGATCTTTGTCTTCCCATGAATCAGCATCTCCATTACGAATTCTTTCAACAGGAGTGTAGCCATACTTATGTGCGCGCAATGAAAGATGAGGGTATAAGTCTTCACCTTTTCTGACCTTATCCAGTAACCCATGAATACCAAGTTTTAGTTCTTTCCATCTTTTATCGCTCGTTACCTCTGGATATATATGAACTCTCCTTCTGCGGGTCGGCACAATTCTTGTTTTCCAGTGGAGGTAAGCGATTAAAACCCCATTTAAACTTTGATTTTCTAGTTCAGTGCGTATTGATTTTTCATTTGGAAAGAAAGGTAGTTCCTTTATGAGGTTTTCTTTTAATTGGCGTATTCTTTTAGATTCTTCCATTTTTCAATCCTGAATTATAAGCTAGCCATTTAGAATTCCATCTCTGTCGAGATTAAATCAAGTGTAATTGGAAGGGCGATCTAGAACAAGGCTGTTTTTTTAAGGTCTAGACCTCGATGTTTGTTGTCCCATTGCTGAACAATTTTCCCTCGGTAGCCCCATAGCTTTAACTGCGTCATTCTTGCTACATGAACACACTAAACAGCATTCAAGAACTAGCTCGTGCAATTCGCAATCTCATCCGCTCAGGTGTGGTGACTGAGGTCGATACCGTGCAGGGGCTGTGCCGCGTACAAAGCGGCGGGATCCAGACTACATGGCTGAACTGGCTTACTACCCGCGCCGGTCGTTCGCGTACATGGTGGGCTCCCTCGGTCGGTGAGCAGGTACTGCTGCTGGCGATTGGTGGCGAGCTTGATACCGCTTTCGTGCTGCCGGGGATTTTCTCAGACGATAACCCCGCCCCGTCTGCCTCGGCGGATGCGTGGCATGTGGTGTTCCCTGATGGCGCGGTTATGGAGTATGAGCCGGAAACCGGTGCGCTGACGGTCAGTGGCATTAAGACTGCTGATGTGACGGCATCGGAGTCCATCACCGCCACTGTGCCGGTGGTGCTTGTGAAAGCAGAAACCCGCATCACCCTCGACAGCCCGGAGGTGGTCTGCACCAACAAACTGACGACGGCGACGCTTGAGGTGCAGAAAGGCGGCACCATGCGGGGAAACATCGAACATACTGGCGGCACGTTGAAATCAAACGGTGTGCAGGTTGATGACCACGGTCACGGTGGCGTGCAACGGGGCGGGAGCTGGACGGAGGGCACTAAATGACGGCGCGCTATCAGGGTATGAACCGAAATACCGGCCTCGGCATCAGCGACACTGAGCACATCAGCCAGAGCATGCGCGACATACTGCTGACGCCGGTCGGCTCGCGGGTGATGCGCCGTGAATATGGCTCGCTTCTGTCGGCGCTGATTGATATGCCGCAAAACCCGGCGCTCAGGCTACAAATTATGGTGGCGTGCTATTCGGCTATCCAGAAGTGGGAGCCGCGCATCAGGCTTACCGCCATCAGCTTTGAGACCGGCGACGCTGGCGAAATGTATGTCGATATTACCGGGATGCGTACCGATACCGGTGCGTCAGTTTCAACCACAGTTTCACTGAGTTAAATCACTATGGCAACCGTTGACCTGAGTCAGTTACCCGTTCCCGATGTGGTTGAGGAACTGGACTATGAAACTATCCTTGCGGAACGCATTGCGACGCTGATTTCGCTCTATCCCGAAGACCAGCAGGAGGCCATTGCCCGGACACTGGCGCTTGAGTCAGAGCCGATTGTTAAGCTGCTGCAGGAAAACGCCTACCGTGAAGTTATCTGGCGTCAGCGGGTGAACGAAGCCGCGCAGGCGGTGACGCTGGCCTATTCCGCCGGTAACGACCTCGACGTCGTGGCAGGGAACAACAATACCGAACGTCTGACCATCACCCCGGCGGATGACACCACCATTCCGCCGACACCTGCCGTTATGGAATCCGATACCGACCTGCGTCTGCGCACGCAACAGGCGTTTGAGGGCTTGAGCGTGGCGGGGCCGGTCGGCGCATATGAGTATCACGGTCGCAGCGCCGACGGGCGGGTCGCTGATGTTTCGGTCGCAAGCCCGTCGCCAGCCTGCGTGACGATTACCGTGCTATCTCGCGAGGATGACGGCACCGCCAGCCCTGAGTTACTGGCAATCGTTGAAAAGGCGCTTAATGCCGAGGATGTGCGCCCGGTGGCCGACCGGGTTACTGTCCAGTCAGCCGAGATTGTGCCGTACCAGATTGACGCGACGCTCTACGTTTACCCCGGCCCCGAATCTGAGCCCATCAGGCAGGCATCAGAGCAGAAGCTGCAGAGCTACATCAGCGCGCAGCACCGCCTCGGGCGTGATATCCGTCTGTCGGCCATTTACGCGGCGCTGCATGTTGAGGGGGTTCAGCGTGTCGAGCTGGCATCACCGCAGGCCGACATTGTGCTGAGTAAGTCGCAGGCGTCGAACTGCACGGAGTACCAGATAACTATCGGGGGCTCGGATGAGTGACCGGCTGTTACCCATTGGCTCGTCGCCGCTGGAAGTTGCCGCCGCTGCCGCGCTCTCTGAGATTCAGCGCGTGCCGGTACCGCTGCGCACTTTGTGGAACTGGCGCACCTGCCCGGTAAACCTGCTGCCGTATCTGGCGTGGGCGCTGTCGGTTGACAGGTGGGATGAGAAGTGGCCGGAGGCGACAAAGCGCAGCGTCTGCGCATCCTCCTTTTTCGTCCATCAGCACAAAGGCACCATCAGCGCATTGCGTCGGGTGGTTGAGCCGCTCGGCTTTCTGATTGAGGTGCGCGAGTGGTGGCAGCTCGACGAGGAGCCAGGCACATTTCGCCTCGTTGTCGGTGTGCTCGACAGTGGCATCACTGACGAAATGTATCAGGAGCTTGAGCGCCTGATTGAAGACGCCAAACCGGCAAGTCGCCACCTGACGGGGCTGGCTATCAGCCTGAGTGCAACCGGCGAGCTGTATGTCGGCGCGGGATGTTACGACGGCGACGCGCTGACCGTTTACCCCTACACCCCCGAGGAAATTGTCGTCGGCGGTGAATATTACCCGGCCTCGGCCATCCATTTGATTGATAACCTGAGAGTGAACGCATGACCGCAAAATATTTTGCCATTCTGACCAATCAGGGCGCGGCGCGGCTGGCGAACGCGGCGGCACTCGGTACCAAACTCAACCTGACGCAGATGGCCGTCGGTGATGCGAATGGTACGTTGCCGACTCCTGACCCGGCGCAGACGAAGCTCATTAACCAGAAGCGCATCGCGCCGCTGAACCTGCTGACCATTGACCCGGCCAATACCAGCCAGATTATCGCGGAACAGATTATTCCCGAGAATGAGGGCGGTTTCTGGATCCGTGAGATTGGTCTCTATGATGATGCCGGTGTGCTTATTGCCGTGGCGAACTGCCCGGAAACCTACAAACCACAACTGCAGGAGGGAAGCGGCCGCACTCAGACCATTCGCATGATTCTTATCGTGTCGAGTACGTCGGCTATTACCCTGAAAATCGACCCGTCGGTCGTGCTGGCAACGCGCCAGTATGTCGACGATAAGGTTATCGAGGTGAAAGCCTATGCTGATGAACTGTTGAAAAAGCATGTTGACGCTGCAAATCCGCATAAGCAGTACCCGCTGATAGCAAATGCACTGAAAGAAATGGCTGACGCTGGGATTATCGGTAAGGTGTTTGAGAATTTAGGCCTTGGTAATGCGGCAACGCGTGCCGTTGGTGAGGGCGCAAATCAAATACCTGACATTTCATCGTTTAAATTCGAACATAACTTCCCGAGTGCAAATGGTTATGCTCTGCTTGACCTGCCTCATGGATTTAAGGCTGTCATCGGGACATTTGCCATGAATTTTACCAACCCTGCGGGGTCAGTAGCAGGTACCCCAATAACGGGTGTTTGTACCTTGCCGAGTGCTTTCCCTAACAAAATTCTGGCTGTTATTGCATGTGGTTGCGATGGTGCTGCGCAAAATGCCGGTTATGTTTCTGTAACATCTCAGTCGGGTGACGGGCGTACAAAGTTTGGCTGGAACTATCGCTCATTATCGAATCCGCTTACCAATGGCGCGACGTATGCTACCTACCTTGCAATCGGAGTCTGAAATGAAAGTATGGTTTGATCCAAGTAGTGACAGTTTTTATCTTGAACAATGGTTTCCTGAGCAGCCAGAGGGAACGCTTGAGATTCCGGTAAGTCTGCATGCGGAAATGATGAGCGCACAGGATGCGGGGCTCGTTATATCGCATGATAAAAACGGATTGCCGGTTGCAATAGAGCCCCCCGAACCGATTCTCACACAAGAGGAATTAATCTCGCTTGCAGACAATCAAAAAGCAGCACTGATTGACGAGGCGAAAGATACAATCAGCTTGTGGCAGACCGAGCTGCAGCTCGGCATCATCAGCGACGATGACAAGGCCAGTCTCATTGCATGGATGAAATACATTCAGACGCTGAACGCGGTCGACACCTCAACGGCACCGGATATTGAGTGGCCGGTAAAACCGGAGTAATGCAGGGCGGGCTGATGCCCGTCTTTTTTTAATTTGTTTATGTGCCATCGCCTGCCCATCGCCGACAAATAGCTCCTCACCAGACCAGCCAGGACAATAACACTCGCCCACTAACCACGGAGTTAACCGGATGAGTGATTTTCACCACGGCGTACAGGTGCTTGAGATTAACGACGGCACCCGCGTCATTTCCACTGTAGCAACCGCAATCGTCGGCATGGTCTGCACGGCCAGCGATGCGGATGCCGAAACATTCCCCCTCAATGAGCCGGTACTGATTACCAATGTGCAGAGCGCCATTGCGAAAGCCGGTAAAAAAGGCACGCTGGCTGCATCCCTGCAGGCTATCGCCGACCAGTCAAAACCCGTCACCGTTGTCGTGCGCGTAGCCGAAGGGGTCGACGATGACCCGGATGCAGCTCAGGCGCAGACCATTTCTAATATCATTGGCGGCACGGATGAGAACGGTAAATACACCGGTATCAAGGCGCTGTTGACTGCCGAAGCGGTCACCGGCGTTAAGCCGCGCATTCTCGGCGTGCCGGGTCTCGATACGCAGGAGGTCGCAACCGCGCTCGCGTCGGTCTGTATTAGCCTGCGCGCCTTTGGCTATGTCAGCGCATGGGGCTGTAAGACCATTTCCGAAGCGATGGCCTATCGCGAGAATTTCAGTCAGCGCGAGCTGATGGTCATCTGGCCTGATTTCCTTGCATGGGACACCACCGCGAACGCCACCGCAACGGCCTACGCCACCGCGCGCGCACTCGGCCTGCGCGCCTACATCGACCAAACCGTCGGCTGGCACAAAACCCTGTCTAACGTTGGCGTGCAGGGTGTCACCGGCATCAGTGCGTCAGTCTTTTGGGATTTGCAGGCATCCGGCACCGATGCCGACCTGCTCAACGAGGCCGGGGTAACGACGCTGGTGCGTAAAGATGGTTTCCGTTTTTGGGGGAACCGCACCTGCTCGGATGACCCGCTTTTCCTGTTTGAGAACTACACCCGCACCGCGCAGGTGCTGGCCGACACGATGGCCGAAGCGCACATGTGGGCGGTCGATAAGCCCATCACCGCATCGCTTATCCGTGACATTGTCGACGGCATTAATGCCAAATTCCGCGAGCTGAAATCAAATGGCTACATCGTGGACGGTGAATGCTGGTTCGACGAGGAATCGAACGATAAGGAAACCCTCAAGGCCGGGAAACTGTATATCGACTACGACTATACGCCGGTTCCACCACTGGAAAGCCTGACCCTGCGCCAGCGTATCACCGATAAATATCTGGTGAATCTGGCCGAATCGGTCAACAGCTAAGGAGCCTGAAATAACATGGCACTACCCCGCAAACTCAAATATCTGAATATGTTCAACGACGGTCTGAGCTACATGGGCGTTGTTGAATCCGTGACGCTGCCGAAGCTGACCCGCAAGCTCGAAAACTATCGCGGCGGTGGTATGAATGGTGCGGCGGCGATTGACCTCGGTCTCGACGATGATGCGTTAACCGTCGAGTGGTCTGTCGGTGGCCTGCCTGATGTGGCTCTGTGGGCGCAGTACGCCGCGCCGGGTGCTGACGCTGTGCCGCTGCGTTTTGCTGGATCCTACCAGCGCGACGACACCGGCGAAATCATCGCGGTCGAGGTGGTCATGCGTGGCCGTCATAAAGAAATCGACGGCGGCGAAAATAAGCAGGGTGAAAACACCTCGACCAAACTGTCGACCGTTTGCACCTATTACCGCCTGACGATTGATGGTAGCGACGTCATCGAAATCGACACCGTCAACATGGTCGAGAAGGTGAACGGCGTCGACCGTCTGGAACAGCACCGCCGCGCAATCGGGCTGTAATTCCCTGACCGGTCAGCACTGCTGGCCGGTTATTAACCCCATTCAGAGCAGAGTAAAAATCATGGCTAAAGCACCACGTAAACCCGCTGAATTTGTTGATACAGTTGGCAATGAAATTGACACCGCAAACCCGAACGTCGTGACCCTCGACAAGCCGATTAAGCGCGCCGGTCAGACGATTGATAAAGTCACCCTGATTGAGCCGAACGCCGGTACCCTGCGCGGCGTCAGTCTGGCGGCGGTGGCGCAGTCCGAGGTCGATGCGCTGATTAAAGTGCTGCCCCGCATGACCTATCCCGCGCTCACCACGCAGGAGCTAACCGCGATGAACCTGCCCGATATGCTGTCGCTGGCCGCTAAGGTGATTGGTTTTTTGTCACCGGCTTCGGCGGAGTAGACTTCCCGCCCGACCTGTCGACCGATGACCTGATGGCGGATATCGCGGTGATATTCCACTGGCCGCCATCAGAGCTCTATTCCCTGAGCCTGACCGAGCTCATCACATGGCGCGAAAAGGCGCTGCAGCGTAGCGGAAACCACAATGAGTAATAACCTGAGGCTTGAGGTATTGCTGAAAGCGGTCGACCAGGCGACCCGACCGCTTAAATCCATTCAGACTGCGAGTAAAGCCCTGACGGCAGATATTCGCGACACACAAAAAGGGCTGCGTGACCTGAACGGGCAGGCAGCAAAAATTGACGGCTTTCGCAAAACCAGCGCTCAACTGGCCGTAACCGGCCAGTCGCTGGAGAAGGCAAAGCGCGAGGCTGAAGCGCTTGCCACGCAATTCAAAAATACTGAGCGCCCGACGCGAGCGCAGGCACAGGTGCTCGAATCCGCAAAACGTGCCGCCGAGGGGCTGCAGGTTAAATACAACAGCCTCACCGAGTCGGTTAAACGCCAGCAACGCGAGCTGGGTGCCGCCGGTATCAATACCCGCAATCTGGCAAACGATGAGCGGGGGCTTAAAACACGTATCAGCGAGACGACGGCGCAGCTCAACCGGCAGCGTGAAGCATTGGCGAAGGTCAGCGCACAGCAGGCGCACCTAAACCGAGTGAAAGAGCGATATAAATCGGGTAAGGAGCTTGCCGGTAACATGGCCGCTGCAGGTGCTGCCGGGGTCGGTATTGCGACAGCGGGAACGATGGCCGGGGTTAAATTGCTGATGCCCGGTTATGACTTTGCGCAAAAAAACTCCGAGCTGCAGGCTGTGCTCGGGGTCGATAAGCAGTCGCCAGAAATGCAGGCGTTACGCAAACAGGCGCGCCAGCTCGGTGACAATACAGCCGCTTCTGCTGATGATGCAGCCAGTGCGCAGATTATCATTGCAAAAGGTGGTGGTGATGCGGCGGCTATAGCGGCCATGACACCTGTGACTCTCAACCTGTCGCTTGCAAACAAAAAAACAATGGAGGAAAACGCGCAACTGTTGATGGGGACAAAAGCCGCCTTTCAGCTTTCTAATGACGCGGCTGCGCATATCGGTGATGTTCTTTCAACCACGATGAACAAAACCACCGCTGATTTTCAGGGACTAAGTGACTCATTAAGTTACCTTGCCCCTGTTGCGAAAAATGCTGGGGTGAGTCTTGAACAGGCGGCGGCGATTACCGGCACACTTCATGATAATAACATCAGGGGGTCAATGGCTGGGACTGGCGGCGCTGCTGTTATCACGAGACTACAGGCACCCACAGGCAAAGCATACGATGCACTCAAAGAGCTGGGAGTTAAAACCTCAGACAGCAAAGGCAATACGCGCCCGCTATTTACCATCCTGAAAGAAATGCAGGCCAGTTTTAAACGCAACAATCTTGGTACCTCACAAAAGGCCGAGTACGTGAAAACGATATTCGGCGAGGAGGCTATGAAGTCTGCAAGTGTCCTTATGGCGGCAGCGGCAAGCGGAAAACTCGATAAGCTAACTGCCACGATAAAGGATTCAGACGGTAAAACAGAGGAGCTGGTCAAGGTTATGCAGGATAACCTCGGCGGCGACTTCAAGGAGTTCCAGTCAGCATATGAGGCGGTCGGCACTGACCTCTATGACCAGCAAGATAGCTCATTGCGTCAGCTAACTCAGACAGCAACACGGTATGTGCTAAAGCTTGATGACTGGATCAAAGACAACAAGGAGTTAGCGGAAACTATCGGCATCATCGCCGGTGGTGCGCTGGCACTGATTGGTATCATCGGCGGCATTGGTCTCGTTGCGTGGCCGGTTGTCATGGGGATTAATGCAATTATCGCCGCTGCTGGCGTGCTGGGTACGGTCTTTACTGTCGTCGGTAGTGCCATTGCGACAGCGCTCGGTGCGATTACCTGGCCGATAGTGGCCGTCGGTGCGGCGATTGTGGCGGGGGCGCTACTCATCCGTAAATATTGGGAGCCCATCAGCGCATTTTTCTCGGGAGTGATTGAGGGCATCATGAGTGCCTTTGCCCCAGTCGGGGAAATGTTAGCTCCACTGGCTCCCATTTTTGATGGCCTCGGCGAGAAACTGCGCGGCGTCTGGCAGTGGTTTAAAGACCTGATAGCACCGGTTAAGGCCACGCAGGAAACGCTTGATAGCTGCAAAAGTGTCGGCGTCATATTTGGTCAGGCACTGGCCTCTGCCTTGATGGCTCCGCTCAATGTTTTTAACAAGCTGCGCAGCGGTGTCGACTGGCTTCTCGAAAAGCTAGGCATCATCAACAAAGAGTCGGACAGCCTCGACCAGACCGCCGCCAAAACCAATGCCGCCACACAGGGTAATTCCTACATCCCGGCAACCAGCACATATGGCGGCTATCAGGCTTATCAGCCAGTTACCGCACCGGCGGGGCGCTCTTACATTGACCAGAGCAAAAGCGAATACAACATCAATCTGCCGGGAGGTGTTGCGCCGGGGCATCAGCTTGACAGACAACTACGCGACACGCTCGAACAGATTGAGCGCGATAAACGCGCCCGCCAGCGTGCCAACATGACCCACGACTATTGAGGGGGATTAAACGATGATGCTTGCTCTCGGAATGTTTGTGTTTGAACTTCGCACCCTGCCTTACCAGTCGATGCAGCATTCGAAAGATTATCGCTGGGTGTCCAATGACCGGGTGGGTAAACCACCTGCCTATCAGTTTCTTGGCGAGGGGGAAACCTCTATACAGCTTGCTGGTACGCTATACCCCGCTATCACTGGCGGTTGGATCTCACTTAAGGCTGTAGAGGTGATGGCCAATGAAGGCAGAGCGTGGCCGTTGATAGAGGGAACCGGAAATATCCTCGGGATGTATATCGTCGATAAAGTATCGACTACACGCACCGAGTTTTTCAGTGATGGTGCGGCCAGAAAGATTGATTTCACGCTTTCGCTAAAACGGGTTGATGAATCGCTGACAGAGATGTTTGGTGACCTGAATAAACAGGCCAGTGAGCTTCTCGGCTCTGCCGGTAATTTGACAGATAAACTGCAGGGTATGCCCGGAGGTTTCACTGCATGATAACGGAGATGGCAATTGACGCCGGTGCCAGCCTTGCACCGGCATTTAAGTTGACGCTGAACAGCCAGGACATTACCAGCAATTTTAGTGACCGATTGATTTCTCTCACCATGACCGATAACCGGGGTTTTGAGGCTGACCAGCTCGATATTGAGCTTGATGATACCGACGGGAAAGTTGAGTTACCCCTGCGCGGGGCAGTGCTGACGCTGTGGCTTGGCTGGCAGGGCTCGGCGTTGCTGAATAAGGGGGATTTTACGGTCGATGAGATTGAGCACCGGGGAGCGCCTGACACCCTGACCATCCGGGCGCGCAGCGCGGACTTTCGCGGCACGCTAAATTCCAGGCGTGAAGAGTCATGGCATGACACCACCATCGGAGAACTGGTCAGCACCATCGCAAAACGCAATAAACTGACGGCCAGTGTCGCTGATTCACTGAAAAAAATCCCGGTACCGCATATCGACCAGTCGCAGGAGTCCGACGCGGTGTTTCTGACCCGGCTAGCTGACCGAAACGGAGCTGCGGTGTCAGTGAAAGCGGGGAAATTGCTGTTTCTGAAAGCCGGTAGTGCGATGACGGCCAGCGGCAGACCCATCCCGCAAATGACGCTGACCCGTAGCAATGGTGACCGTCATCAATTTGCTATTGCCGACCGTGGGGCTTATACCGGCGTAACGGCAAAATGGTTGCACACCAAAGACCCGAAGCCGCAAAAGCAAAAAGTGACGCTGAAACGCCAGCCAAAAGAGAAACACCTACGCGCACTGGAGCACCCGAAAGCAAAGCCTGTCAGCAAAAAGACAAAGGCCAAAAAAGAGCAGGAGGCTCGCGAGGGTGAGTATATGGCCGGTGAAGCCGATAACGTGCTGGCGCTGACAACGGTCTACGCATCAAAGGCGCAGGCGATGCGTGCCGCTCAGGCTAAGTGGGATAAACTGCAGCGAGGCGTTGCGGAGTTTTCAATCACACTGGCGCTAGGGCGAGCGGATTTATTTCCTGAGACGCCTGTACGTGTGTCGGGCTTTAAGCGTGTAATAGACGAACAGGTATGGTTAATCAGTAAAGTAACTCACATTCTGAATAATAATGGCTTCACGACGGGGTTAGAGCTTGAGGTTAAGCTATCTGATATAGAGTACAGCTCAGAGGAAAGCGAAATATAAAAAAAGCAAATCATAACTTGCAAATGCAATTTTAGAGTTTATTATTCCCTCAAACGCGCCAGCAGGGGGAAAAATTATGATGCACTGCCCGTTATGCCAAAACGCCGCACATGCTCGTACTAGCCGGTACCTTAGCACCGAAACGAAAGAACGTTATCACCAATGCCAGAACATAAATTGCGGATGTACATTTATCACTTTTGAGACGCTATCAAGATTCATTGTGAAACCGGGCACTGTTGATCCTGCTCCGCCCCACCCCATCAGAAACCAACAACAGCAACTTTGGCTTTGAACCTGCTTCGGCAGGTTTTTTATATCTGTCGCCATCGCGCCAATCTCTGCCGCCAATTTGCCGCCACCACCAATGAAAAAGGGGTTAGCAATTCGCTAACCCCTTGTTTCATAACACGCTTTGGATGTAGCGCGAATACGTTA